CATCTTGGGCGCACCATTGCGTATCATTGATAGAGGCTACGTTACCCGCGCTGGTTGGGACAATACTTTGGCTGAAGATGCTGGAACTATGACTGTTGCCGCTACCGCCACAGCAACCACAACCACAGGTGATGTGAGGGGTACTTATTTGCCCTCGTCTGCTTGTGACGGTATCAAGCGTCTTGTAATGGGAATAGCCCTGCCAGCAATTGCGGCAGGCCCAAATGCAACCCGTATTGGCGCTCTTGGCGTCACACAAGCATAAGGAGAGCGACATGGGTCAATTTAAACCAATGGTCAAGATGATGACCACTGAGCCTACAGTTGAGTTAAAACTCAAAAAAGGCGGTCACGTCAACATGAAAAAAGGTGGTATGGCTGAAGGCGGTCATAAGAAGATGGCTATGGGCGGTGGCGCTTTGGACATGATGTCAGGAACACCTGCTTTGGTGGGTCGTCCTGCTGTTAATGCTCCTGTTCGCGCACCGGGCAAGCCCTCTATGGCTTCACGTCGCAAGGCGATGATGGCTAAGAAGCCTGCAATGAAGTCTGCTCCCCCAATGGGTATGCCTCCTATGAAAGAAGGTGGCGAGTCCAAAAAGACGCACAAGGCTGAGATGTCGAAGATGAAGGGTCTTGAGAAAGAACTGAAGTCTCACGAGTCCAAGCCTGCCAGCAAGGGCCATAAAGGTCTGAAGACTGGCGGCGTTGCTCTTGGTAACGCTGGCGGCTTCAAAAAAGGCGGCATGGCTACTGGTGGCGTAAAGATGGGCAATGCTGGCGGTTACAAAGAAGGCGGTATGCCTATGGTCGAAAAGGGCGGGAAGATGGTTCCTGAATTTGCGGCTGATGGTAAAGGCAAAATGAAAATGGGTGGTAAAGCCTGTGCTACAGGTGGCGTCACTCTAGGCAATGCTGGTGGTTTTAAGCATGGAGGTAAAACCTCAAAAAAAGCCTACGCGACGGGGGGAACTGTTGATTCAGGCAAGCCCGTCGCGATGCCCCAAGGCGCTAAAAAGCCTTCGTCTCCTGTAAGCATCAACCGTTATGCTGGTACTTTCAAAAAGGGTGGCAAGGTCACCCCCGCTGAAGGTAACTTGATGAAAGCATTTGGGGCTGAGAACAAGACTGCTATGAAGCAGGCAAAGGCTCAGTCCAACGATGTCTACAGCAAGTACCAGAAGATGGCTGGCGGAGGTTCTGTTTCTGACAAAGAAGCCTACGAAATGTCCAAGCAGGAAATGGAAGGTCAATTGAGTAAATTGCGTTCCAGTATGAGTGGTCGTAATTCTGCTTCTGGTGAAGGCGCTGTCAGCGACCGTGAGCGAAAAATTTACGACGACTTGTCCAAAGGTGCATACGATGCTTCAAGAAAGCATAGTAGAGAACTTGAGGATGCATTGAATCCTTTGAGTATGGTAAAAGAACTTGCTGGTAAAGCAAAAAACTTTCTCATGCCCAAAGGTGCTGACAGTGTGACAAAGACAAAAGAGTCGGTCACAGTGTCACCAGCAGGAAAAAGACGCGGCGGACGCGCTTGTTGAAAACAAGTGGGGGCTTCGGCCCCCGCTTTTTATTAAGGGAACAAAATGGCTAACACAGTAGCGACGCAAACTATTTTTGATGGTGAGCGCACAGCAATACAAAAATTTGATTTTTTGTGCGATGGCTCTGGCAATGAATCTGCGGTATTAAAGGTAGATGTGTCTACTCTTTTGTCAAGTGCTTCTGGCAAAGCGTGTGATGGCGTCACAATTCTAAAAATTTACGCATCAACGCATGGTTTGCAAGTAGAAATTTTGTGGGATGCAACAACTGATTTGTTTTGTATTGGTGTTCCAACAAACACATTTTACAGCATGGATTTTTCATTGTTTGGTGGACTTCCAAACAACGCGGGTGCTGGTAAAACTGGCGATATAAGATTTACCACATTGGACGCCTCCGCAGGAGATTTTTATTCAATCACACTTGATATGATTAAATCCTATGCCGACTAAATCCTCTTCTCAGCATCGTTTAATGTCGGCGGTTGCGCATAACCCTGATTTTGCCAAAAAGACTGGCATTCCTCAAAAGGTCGGCAAAGAGTTTGTACAGGCAGACAAAAAGAAAATGGCTGATGGTGGCAAGGTAAACGAGGCTGGTAATTACACTAAACCTGAACTTAGGAAGCGTATTGTTTCTCAGGTTAAGTCTCAGGCTACGCATGGTACTGGGGCAGGTCAATGGTCGGCTCGAAAGGCTCAATTGGTTGCCAAGAAGTACAAAGACGCAGGTGGTGGTTATCGTGATTAAAAAGCCCCAACAATCCCTCAAAGATTGGGGCGACCAAAAATGGAGAACTAAAAGTGGTAAAAAATCTTCTGAAACTGGTGAAAGATACCTTCCAGAGTCTGCAATCAAAAGCCTCAGCCCTGCTGAGTATGCTTCGACGACCAAAGCAAAAAGAGCAGGCAAAGCCGCAGGAAAACAATTTGTAGCGCAACCCAAAAAGATTGCGCAAAAAACAGCTAGACACAGGTTTTAATCATGGCAAAAAAAAATCCATCTTTAGCTGTTGGACGAGGTGAAAAACTTTCGACAAAACAGGGCGCAGGACTTACTCAAAAAGGTCGCGAGAAGTACAATCGAGAGACTGGAAGCAATTTAAAGGCTCCACAGCCCAAAGGCGGCGCTCGAAAGGACTCCTTTTGCGCACGCATGAGTGGGGTTGTGGAACATTCAAAAGGGGACGCACCACGCGCCAAGGCATCGCTGAAGCGGTGGAACTGCCCCGGCTGGTAAGGACAGGAAAAAATGGCGTACTCTGACACCTACGGACAAACGGTCAATGTGCAGACGTTGATTGACCACGGCGCTCGTCGGTGTGGCAAGCTGGCTGAAGAACTGACGTCTGAGCAAGTCGTCTCCGCTCGTCAGTCGCTTGGGTTTCTGCTCTCCAACCTCATTAACCGTGGCATCCAATACTGGTGCATCAGCAAAGAGGTCATTGGCCTGACCCCCAACAAGTATCAATACACCCTGCCTGATGGCGCTGTAGACACGCTTAACGTGCTGTATCGCACTTTAAATCGTCCAGTAGGGGCGTACACCTCCTCTGCTGGCGGAACGGTTGCAAACCTCTACGATGGCGACACCAGCACCTTTACCCAGCAGACTTCTGCCAACGGCAACTTCACGGTCAACTACGGCACGACAAACCCTATCTATGCGGGTTCTATTGGCTTCTTGCCTTACATTGCTGGTGGTGGGTCAGCAACATGGAATATCTCGCTCCAATACTCGTCTGATGGGGTGACGTACTCTACGTTGCAGAACCTTGGCGCAATCTCTGTAACCGACAACACATGGGTGTGGACGGATATAGACCCCGGTCAATCGGTCGCGTTCTACCGCATCGTTGCCTCTGGTGGCACTACTCTTGCCCTGCGCGAGTGGTACATCGGCAATAACAGCACCGAGGTGATGATGTCTCGCCTGAACCGCGACGACTACACCAACCTGCCAAACAAAAATTTCACAGCAAACCAGCCTTTCCAGTTTTGGTTTGACCGCACTATTCCAAACCCTACGATTTATCTTTGGCCTACCCCCAGCAACGCATTTGTGCAGATGACTGTGTGGTACTCCACTCAAATCATGGACGTGGGCGCTTTGACTGACGAATTGCAGATTCCACAGCGCTGGTACGAGGCGGTGGTGTTCATGCTGGCTCACCGTATGAGCCTCGAACTTCCACAAGTCGCTATGGACAGGGTTGGCTATCTTGAAAAGATGGCTGAGAAGTATCTGTACGAGGCGGAGCAAGAAGAGCGCGACAAGTCGCCAATTTACTTTGCCCCTAACATTTCCGTGTACACGAGGTAACGGATGCCAATCTTCTTAGACACAACGGGACTGACTTCACTTGCTATCGCGGTGTGCGATAGATGCAAGATGAAAAAGCCGTATGTGAACTTGAGACCCGACGGCAACTCCCCCGGCCTCCGCGTCTGTGGCGATGGGTGCTGGGACACGCTTGACCCTTACCGCTTGGCGGCGCGGAAAACCGAAAGGATTAACCTTCGGTTTGCACGCCCTGATGTGAGTGTTGCGGCTAACGACAACTTCTTAATGACTGGCGGAACAAGTGAGTTCCAAATTTCGACCGAACAAAATACTCAAACTCCGACTAACACAGGGAACAAGGACACGATTGCACCGAACCCTCCAGACAATACGAGTACATAAATGTCCGCACAAGTAACCATACTCCAACTCCCAGCGGCTGGTGCTATCACAGGCACTGAGGCGGTTCCTATTGTTCAAAATGGGGTTACCGTTCAAACAACCACTGGCGCAATTTCTGTCCAACCAACGCAAACGCAGACGTTTTTGACTGCTACGCAACAGCTTTCGTTGACCAACAGTCGATATGTAACCGCTGGCACTGGCATTTCAATTGCCGACGGTGGTGCAACCTCGTTCTTCCAACTGAGCCTCAATGGCACGGCCTTAAGCCTCGAAAACGCCGCTGGAGGCATTATTGTCAAGGACTCAGCATCTACGGTAGCCTCGCGCTCAATCGCGGTTTCTGGGGCTGGTTTGAGCGTTTCCAACGCTAATGGCACAGGTGGCAACCCAACGCTGGCTTTAAGTGGCTTGCCTGCCACCTTGGCAAATCTGTCTGGCTCAGGAATGTTGGCTCTTGTAAGTGGGACGAGCATCAACCCGCGCACCATTACTGGTACAACAGACCAAATCACATTAACCAATGGGGATGGTCAGGCGGGCAACCCAACAATAGCAATTGCGGATAACGCAATATTCCCCGGCACTGGCGCTATCAAAGTCCCCGTTGGCTCAAACGCACAAGAGCCTGTTGGCGCTGATGGTCAAATTCGCTACAACAATGAAACCAATGCGTTCTACGGGTACGCCAACGGCGCATGGAACGCATTTACTTTGGCTGGAGGCGTTGCAACATTTAGCGCAGGCACAACAGGTCTAACACCGTCTTCGCCGCAGTCTGGAGCCGTTGTTCTTGCTGGCACTCTAATTGTGTCGAATGGCGGAACTGGCGCAACTTCGCTGACTGGCTACGTCAAGGGTACTGGCACAACCGCCATGACCGCAAGCGCTACCATCCCCAATACCGACATCACTGGCTTGGGGACAATGTCCACCCAGAATGCAAGCGCGGTGGCTATTACGGGCGGAACGATTGCAGGCGCGACTATTACTGGTAGCACCATCAACAGCACAGTAATTGGCTCTGGAACTGCGGCGGCTGGTACGTTTACTAACGTGGCAATGACCACTGGAACAATTACGACTCTTCCAGTCAGCAACACGGACATTGTGAACAAGGAATACGCTGATGCAATTGCGTCTGGTATTAACTTTCACGAATCTTGTCGCTTGGCAACCACTGCCGCGCTTCCTGCAAACACCTACAACAATGGCGCTTCGGGCGTTGGCGCAACGCTGACTGCAAACGCAAATGGCGCTCTATCTGTAGACTCAACAACGGTTGTTGCGGGAAACCGCATACTGGTCAAGAACGAAGTTACTCAGGCAAACAACGGCGTATACGATGTCACGCAGACTGGTTCTGCTGGTGCGCCTTACATTCTGACCCGCGCCTCTGACTTTGATACCGCAGGCACAGGCGTAGACCAAATTGATGCTGGTGACTTCTTCCTCATCACCGCAGGAACGGTCAACGCTAATACGTCTTGGGTACAGCAAACACCCCAGCCTATTGTTGTTGGCGTAACTGCAATTGTTTTTACCCAGTTTGGCGCTCCTCTAACCTATACCGCTGGCACTGGTTTAAATGAGTCGCCAGCCTACACGTTCAAC